GGTCGCCACTCCGGAGCACGGGGTGACCTTCCCGATGCAGGTCTACGTTCAGGACCGCAAGGCAGAGGGCTGGTGACCCACATCTGAGGCTGATCGCCCGAGCGGCGACCATCTGCACGTGACCGCCCTCCCTTGGCGCCGTGGTGCCGTGGCGCCGCAGGCCGCCGAGATCCCTGACCTCGAGGAGGCGAACGTCCTCCGCTTGCCGCTGCGCCACGAGCTCTACGAGGCTATGGACAGCGACGAGGAGGGCGCGGCTGGCATCCAGCGGGTCGGCTACGAGTGGGGCGGCGCCGGTGCCGGCGAGACCAACACCGAGACGCTGATCGCCAAGAACGGCGACCGCAAGCGCCAGCTCGTCGCCCTGGCCCAGCTCTACATTCAGTGCATCTGGGTATCGGCCTGCGTCGACGCCGCTGCCGAGGCCATCACCGCCGGCGGCCTCGAGGTGGTGCCGGTGAAGTCATCGATCGCCGACCCGGATCCACCCCGCACCCCGCAGCTCGTGCGCCTTGAGAACCTGCTGCGCTTCGTCAACCGCCGGGAGGACGCCATCCAGCTCCTCCGCAAGGCGATCGTGGACCTGCTCGTGTTCGGTGACGCCTACCTCGAGGTGGGCTTCCTGCTCAACGAGCCGGCCGCCATCTGGTCGCTGGACGCAGCCTCGATGATCGTCCAGACCGACCGGCACGGGAACTTGATCGGCTACCTCCAGGTGCTGGAGGACAACACTCGGGTGCCCTTCACGCTGGAGCAGGTCATCCACGTCTCGGTGGACGCGCCCCGCGGCGGCATCTACGGCTGCCCGCCCACCCAGAAGGTCGAGATCTCCGCCACCGCTTGGCTGTGGGCCCTCGCCGCACTCAAGCAGATGGGCAAGGACGGCTTCGTCAGCCGAATCCACGTTGACTACGACTCCTCGGCCCAGGACAAGGAGATCCAGCGCTGGTGGCAGCGCTACCTCACCCGCAACCGCGGCGTCCGGAACATGGCCACCCCGGTGGTGACCAAGAACGCCAAGACCTTCACCGAGCTCAACCGCACCTCACCCACCGAGATCCTGTCGACGTTGAAGGACCTCCGGGACCAGATCGTCAGCGGGATGCACACCCCTCCCCAGAAGGTCCAGATCGTGGAGAGCGGCAACCTGGGCGGCGGCACGGGCGAGGCGCAGGACAAGACCTGGCGCGGCGAGGTGGTAGGGCCGATCGGCAACCTGCTGCTGGAGAAGCTGAACTACTCGATCGTCCAGCAGGGCTTCGGCATCACCGACTGGGAGATCCGCTTCGGCCAGATCGACTACCGGGACTCCGCGATCGTAGAGACCATCCGGGACCTCCGGCTCCGGAACGGCGCCTGGTCGCTGAACGACTACGAGCGCGACATCCAGCAGGCCGAGACGCCGGGCGGAGACATCCACGTCCTGGTGACCCGGCAGGCGGTCCTCGACTGGGAGAACATGAAGAACTACGCGGCCATGACCATGGGCCTGCCCGGTGGCGCGGCTCCCGGCGCCGCGGCGAAGCCTCCCTCCGTCCCGTCCGGTCTGCCCGAGCCGCCTGACGACGCCGACCCCGGCGAGAGCTCGCCGGCGGCGGCCATGATCGAGCGCCACGGCGGTGACGACGCCTTCCACCGCATGGTGGCCGGGAAGACCCCGGCTGACGCCGAGATGGGCAAGCTGACCGAGGCCTGGGCCAAGGCGTACGCCCACCGACGCAAGCAGGCCCTTCGCCAGCTCGCCCCACCCAAGGAGTCAGAGTGATGTCTGCTGTTCTCGATCTCACCACCGGCCAGCCCGTCAGTGGCGAGCCCAATCAATCCCCGCCGGGCACCGTGAGCTGGGACGGGACCAAACTGACGTTCTCGCAGCCCATCACCGGCACCGCGCCGACCGCCTCGCCGGGGACCGCCAGCACCCAGATCGCCACCACCGCCTACGCAGACGCTGCGGTAGCCGCCTCTGCCGCAGCGTCTGGCTGGCAGGGTGTGTGGGCGATCGGCACCACCTACGCGAAGTCGGCCATCGTCGCCGGGAGCAACGGGCACGTCTACCTCAGCATCGCGGCAGCCAACGTCGGCTACGATCCGACCTCGGACGCCGGCGACCACTGGCAGCCGCTCGCCGCCTGATGGCCGCCCCGAAGAAGCCCCGCAAGCGGCCCGTGGTCGACGCGGCGCTCCACCCGGTCATCCAGTCCCCGCCGGAGCGTCACATCGTCACTGAGCGCGAGGATGAGGATCCCGACGAAGGGGGGATGACCGCCGAGAAGGCTGCGGCTCTGATCCCGCGAGAGTACGGATGACCCTCCGCGGCGCCGGCAGCCACGTTGTCACGCCGAAGAAGCAGAAGACGGCGGTCACCGCGGCGGTCCCGAAGAAGAAGACCCGCTCGAACCCCGCCACCGACGCGGCACACCAGCGGACGACGGCTCTCCACGTCCGCCACGCCAGCTTCACCCGGTCCTCGAACATCCACAAGGCCGCGAAGTGATCGCCCCTTATGCCTCCTCGCGTTCTGCCGGAACGAAGCGCAGCGGCGCCGGCGGCAACTGGGCTAGGCCTTATTTCGTCGCCGCCTTCGCCAACGGCTTCGCCGAGGTGGACGTGCGCTTCCCGGCGCCCGATTGGGTCCAGGAGGTCTGCGAGGCCTCCGTCCTGATGGCCGAGGACCTGGAGGGTGAGCCGTGGATCCTCGAAGCGGTCCGCCGGCAGGGGAAGAAGGCGGCGCTGTGGGCGAAGCTCCACCAGCGGCGGGACGACCTGGAGGCGACCAACCGGGCCCACCTCAAGGCCGTGCTGATCTCGCTCCTCCCCCACCTTCGCCAGCCGGTCCTGGCCGCCGTGCAGCCTCATGAGGCCGCGCAGCCGGACGATCTCGTCAGCGCGCTCCAGAAGGCCATCGAGGCGCTCGGTGACATCGAGGGGTTCAAGGCTTGGCGCCAGCTCACCCGGGACGCGCTGGCAGACGGCGCGGCCGAGGGGAACGCCGAGGCGACGGCCTGGCTGGCGTTGGCTAACGGTCAGGCGATCCCGGACTTCGACATCACCTTCCAGGGCGCCATCCAGGCGATGCGTGACCTCCCGCCGGCCTGGGACGACGTCGACACCTGGATGGGGAAGCAGACCCACGGCCTCGCCACTCAGCTCGGCCAGCAGCTGAGCGACGCCATGGCCTCCGGAGCGAGCCGCGACGCCATGGCCCAGATCGTCAGCGACACGGTCCTCAACCCGCAGGGGTACGCCGGGCTGATGCTGGACCACGCCATCGCCACCTCGGCGATCCAGGGGGCGCTCAGCCTCTACCAGAGCGAGGGGGTGGAACTGGTCGACGCGGAGGTGTCGCCCGGCGCCTGTGACGACTGCGAGCCGCTGCCTGACGACAACCCCTACCAGCTGGCGGACGCGCCCGACATCCCCCTCCACCCTCGCTGCCGCTGCGCGGTGGCCCCTCACGTCGACTGAGGGCAACGGGCGCAGCCTCGGATCGTTCGGGCCGTGGGAACCCTCGCGACCATCTCGGGCGTCGCCATCGAGCCGTGTGTCAGCTCGAACAACCGCCTGTACACGGCGGACATGATCCGGGGCGCCTATGAGCGGCTCTCACAGCGCCTCAAGGCCGGCCCCGACATTCCCGTGAGCTTCACCAGCCACCAGGACCGGCAGCACGGCAACGTCCGCCAGATCGCCGCGGTCCTCCGTGAGGTGTCGCTGACGCCCGCCACCCAGATCCGCTACCGGATGGACACCCTGGACACCGAGGCCGGGCAGGACGTGACCAAGCTCGTCAGCGGCGACCACCCGGCGGTCAACGCCGTGTCCATCGTCGGCGAGTTCCTGGGGCGGGTGCGCCAGGTCGAGGTGGACGGCCAGCAGGCCGAGACCGCCGACGGCCTCGACATCCTCGGCTTCGACATCGTGGACATGCCCGGAGTGGGCGGCGCCCGGATGGACGACGTCCAGATCCACGGGCTCTCAGGCGAGCGCCATGCAGAGCGCCGCCTCATCTTCGAGTCAGCGGGAGAGACGGCTGTGACCCAAGTGACCGAGGCTCCGACCACCCAGCCCTACGGCGCCGTCACCTATGCGGACCCGGGCTACCAGCAGGACAAGGTCAAGCGGTACCCGCTGGACAGCAAGGCCCACGTGAAGGCCGCCTGGTCCTACATCAACATGCCGAAGAACGCGGCGAAGTACTCGGACGAGCAGGTCGGCCGAATCAAGGCGAAGATCAAGAGCGCGGCGAAGAAGCTGGGCGTGCAGATCGCCAGCGAGAGCGCGCCGACCGCGTCCCTGTTCGAGGGCGACGCCTTCGCCAGTTACGGCGACGCCAACTCGTACAGCTCGCTGATTCCGATCGACCCCGACCAGGACGGCGACACCGACTTCCTGGCCTGCCCGACCTGCGGAACGATCCGCCCCGTCACTGACCCGGACCTCAACCCGGACATCGACGACGACAACGACATGCAGGCGGGCATGGAATCCGCCCCAACCCCACCGAAGGAGACCACCGTGACCGAAGCAGCCAACCCGACTGCGGTCGACGAGGATCAGCGGCTCGCTGCGGTCATCGTTGCCGCCCTCAAGCAGTCCAAGCAGACCACCGAGACCCCGGCCGTACCGGCAGCCCTCACCGAGTCCAGCGTCGCTGACCTCGTCACCAAGACGGTGGCCACGGCGGTGGAGAGCATGAAGGGAGAGCTGATCGAAGCCATCAAGGGGAACGGTGGCGGACCTCAGCGCCAGGGCGTCGTGCCGGGCGCAGCGACCGAGCAGGCGTCGAAGACGCCGAAGACGCCCGAGGAGCGCGACGCCCGCCTTCTCGAGCTGGCAAAGATGCCGACAGAGCGCCTGCGCCGCGCCGGCGCCGACGTCATGGCGGCGCAGATCCCGACCCCGTCGAGGTGGACCGTCCTCCCCGGCTGACGGTCGGCTGATCCCTCCCCTCTCTCCATCCACACCCCGCAAATCAGGAGCCCTATACCGTGAGCACAGAGCTCGAAGAGGCGCTTGCCGCCTCCCAAGTCGGCGCCCTTATCCCGAAGGCGATCGACCCTGTCATCCTGGAGTACGTCCGTCGGTACGCGCCGATGGCCCGCGCGCTCCCGACCGTCCCCTGGCACACCAACACGTACTACTTCAACCAGCGGACGGTGCTCCCGCCCGGAGGCTTCGTCACTGACGGTGGCGCCCGGCCGGTCGGCAACAGCACCTACCTCCAGAACAGCTTCAACATCAAGCTGCTCCAGGCGATCGGCTCGGTCACCGGGTTCTCCCAGGTGGTCACCGCCGACCTGGTCGGCTCGTTGAAGCAGCGGGAGATCGAGGGGACCCTGATGGGTCTCGCCTTCGACCTCGAGACCGCCCTGTGCTGGGGCAACAGCGCCGCCACCGCGGGCGGATGGTTCCCCCAGTTCGACGGCTTCGACGTCCAGATCAGCTCCTTCTCGGGCGCGACCCAGAACGCCGTCGACCGGGCCAACGCGACCTTCGCGTTGACCGACATGGACACCCTGATCGACGTCGTCGAATCGAACGCGGCCATGGCCATCGGCGGCAGCCCGTACGCGTTCATCTGCTCGCCAGCGGTGAACAGCAAGATCGCCCAGCTGCTCACCAACCAGCAGCGCTACAACACGGTGGACGTGGCGGTCGGCCTGAACGTGCCCAGCTACCGTGACATCCCCATCCTCAAGACCTCGTTCCTGGCCTCTCGCCAGCAGGCGATGGGGACCGTGACCCCCTCGACGGGGACCACCGGCGGGACGCTGCCGGACTCGACCACCTACAAGTACCAGATCGCGCCGGTCATCGGCCGCTATGGAGAGATCGCGGCCTGCGCCGAGGTCTCCCAGGCCACCTGTGGTGTCGGCGGCGGGCTGCACACCATCAGCCTGGCGTTCAGCACTCCGACGGGTCCTGACGGCGCCGCGCCCATCGCATACAAGGTCTACCGGACCGCCGGGGGCGGCTCGACCGGGACCGAGACGCTGCTGGGCGTCGTGGACGCCTACGACAGCACCGGCAGCCAGCAGAGCCCTGTCGCGGTGACGACCATCATCGACACTGGCACGGCGCTGCTCACCAACACTCCGGGCGCCACCGTGGCCGCCCTCTCGGCCGCCTACGTCGCCGACCACCACGGCGCCTGACCAGCTGCCCTTCGCGGTGGTCTCGGACACCTGCCTGGCCATCCGTGCTCCCAAGTACGTGGCCCGGCTGATCCGCTCCGCCACCGGCATCCTCTAAGGACCCCTCCCTGTGTCGGGGGCCCGGGTTAGACCATGGCCCGGGTCCCCTTCCGGGGGGCGACCTCGACGGAGCTTCACGATCTGAGCTATGAGCTACACACCGCTCGCCTCCGTCGCCAACTTCGAGCAGGGGCCAGAGTCCGACCTCTTCAAGCAGATCGTCTCGGCTGAGCAGACGGCACTCCTGACCCGCGCCTCGCGGGCGGTCGAGACGTACTGCAGCCGGCGGCTCGCTCCCTTCGCCAAGATCGAGAACCATCGCGCCCAGGACATCGACCCCGACGAGCTGACCGACGTCGGCTTCCCGCTGGACCAGACGGCGATGCTGGGCATGAGCCGGGCGCAGTCCCTCGGCGCCAACGAGCTGGTCCGCCACGTCTGGCTGGACGAGTACCCGCCCATGTGGGAGGAACTCTGGACCGGCAGCGTCACCGCGATCGAGCTGCGTCGGGCCTTCGGCGGGAACTACGACTACGCCCCCGCCGACCTGGCCAACGTCCAGTTCGAGCCGGAGAACGGTCACATCCGCCTCCAGCTCGGCACCTTCGCCCCCATCGGCACGACGGTCCGGGTCACCTACACGGGCGGCTACGCCCCCGTGCCGGACGATCTGATCCAGGCCACGATCCTGCGGGCGGCGATGCTCGCCCTGACCGAGATGCTCCCCATGGCGGCGAAGGCGGGCGACCTCGACCGGGCGCAGCTGGAGAGGGACTTCGAGCTGCTGGCCGGCCCGTACGTGCGCCAGTCGGTCTGATGACCTACTCGCCCACCTACGCCGATGCGCCGGAGCGGGAGGCCTCTTGGTACAGCACCGACCCGCCGCAGCCCTCTGGCTTCGTCCCTCCCCCGCTGCTCCAGGCCAACGGCGGCAACTGGGCGCGGATCCAGGCCCGCGCCCCGAAGACCATCGGCCGGGAGAGCGCCATCTACATCGTCCGGGACAAGGGCCGCGAGCTCAGGAACGCCCTGGGCGAGAAGGAATGGCAGCACCACCTGGTGGCCGTGCT